GCCGCGCCCTCAAAGAATCCCTTGATCGCGCCCCACGCATTCGATGCGAATGTCTTAGCATTCTCCCAGGCAGTCGTAGCGATCTCTTTCACAACAGGAGCCGCGCCCTCAAAGAATCCCTTGATTGCGTCCCAAATCTTACCCGCAGTTTCTTTCGCCTTGTTCCATGCGTTTGTGGCAACTTCCTTGACGGAAATCTTCCCGGTGAAAAGGCCGGTAATGGTATTCCAGACAGTCGTTGCGACATCCTTGATGCCGTTCCAGACTCCGACGATCGTGTTCTTGATGCCTTCCCATGCTGTATTTACAAAATTCCGGAAGGCTTCGTTTTTCTGATAGAGAGTGACAAGGCCGGCAACGACGCCGGCAATCGCTCCGATCACAAGGCCAACAGGAGACTTGAGGAAGGTAAAGGCCCCTGACATCCCCTTTATGGCAGATATTACCTTCGGGCCATTGACCAGGAGGCCTCCGATTCCGTTTACGAACTTTGATACGGCCAATATGACAGGCCCTATCACTGCCGCGAGCCCAGCGATCTTGATGATCAGCTTCTGAGCAGATGGAGACAGCTTATCCCACCAGTTCTTCAGGTCTTTCGCCTTCTGCGTCAGAGTCTTCAGTACCGGCTCCAGCATCTTCATTGCCGTAGTCGCCAGATCAGCCCCGACGATCTGGAGGTTGTGCATGGTCTTCTTCATCTCGTCGATCGGATCCAGAGTATCCCCGAATGTCTGATCGACCACTCCGGCATAATCGTTGAGATCTGTTTCCAAGCCGTCGAGGGAGAGATTCCCGGACTTTGCCATGTCCTGGAATGCAAGTGCATTCTTTGTACCGACGATGTCCGCAAGATCCTCGAAACTTACGGAGCCATCCTTAACACCCTTGATGAGGTTCTGCATGCCCTCCGCTACGTTGTCTCCGCTCTTGGAGTAATTCGTAGCAGCCTTCTGCATTGCCTTCAGCGCGGTCTCATCATCAAGTCCGGCCTGAGACATCTTTCCCATCAGGGTTACGGACTGGCCGACATCAAGTCCCATAGACCGGAGCGTTGCCCCGTTTTTCTCAAGGGACCCCTGCAGCTCATCCGTACTCATTCCGGTATTCTGAGCAGTTTTTGTCAGAATACCAAGGTATCCGTCCGTCTGATCAGAAGACAGGCCGAACTGTTTCATGATCTTGTCAGCGCTGTCGATGGATCCGACTACATCGACGCCGTTTATCTCCGCAAATCGGGAGAATGTATTCGTCTGCTTCTCAAGAGTAGCTCCGGTCGTCCCGAATCTGGTATTTACCTCACCAAGAGCGCTGGACAAGGTATCCATGTCCTGCGTAGAGTCTCCGTAGACATTCTTGAGAGATTTCTGAAGGCCTTCGAGCTGGTCCCCGGTCGCTCCTGTCATCGTTGCGACCCGGTCCATCCCTTCATCCATATCAGACCAGGCGGCAGCAGATGCCCCCGCCACTCCGGCCAGCGGAGCAGTTACGTAAGTAGTCAGGCCTTTCCCGACCTTCTCCATCCCCCCGCCGAGCTTCTGGAGCTTCTCTCCGGCATCCTTCATCTTGGCGCCGAATGTCGTACCGCCTTCGTTGTTGAGCTCCTCGTTCATCGCATGGAGCTCTGCAGTCAGGTTATTGACATTCGTCTGATACTTCTGAGCCTGCTCAGAATTCTCGCCGTATTTGGTCTTCGCCTTCTCCAGCATGTCCTTATTTTCATTAAGGGCCTTCGTCTGGAGCTCTATCTTTTTCTTAAGGATCTCGACCTTCTGAGCATGAGTATTCTGAGCCCGCCCGTTGGCATCGAATTCCTTCGCCGTCGCCTTGAGTTCGGAGTCTAACTCCTTCGTCGAGGTGATGATCGCTTTCATCGACTTTTTATATTCGGCTTCTCCATCGACCTTTATCGTAGGTCCTATGCTCATTCCCATGCCATCACCTCAGCTTTATCGCGTCGTCATAATCCAAATATTGCCGAGTGACTTCCTTTGCCACTCCATGTGTAACGTAAAAGCAGGCGAGCATGTCCATCATCTCTCCGATGGTGGTATCCATGATATCTCGCCTGCTCATTCCGATCTGCAGTCCGTAGAATTCGAGCCACTCAACCGTCAGGGCTGCTTTTTTGGCTGAGTGCCCGCCTTTTTTACCGGCTTAGTCTCCACATGGATCTTAGAATCCTTGTCCATGGCAGCCGCCGCGTCCAGGAAGACTTCCTGAAACTCATCCTGCGACAGGTCCAGAAGCTCATCCGCCGTGATCGGCTTGATCTCCTCATCCTTATGATCGGACGATTTGTTATAAGCCTGATTCATGGCGATGATGAACGCTGTCTGGTTGTCGACGATATTTCCGAATTTCCCCTGGAGCGCGTCACCCATAAGGGACATGTCCCTGTTCGGGCAGATTTCGGCGAGGGCTTTCGCCGCTCGCATGGTATAGGCAAAATTTACTTCTCTCCCATTAAGAATCATTTGCTTCCTCCTCAGGCTGTGGTGGTGATTCCGAGTGCCTTCTTCAGCGCGGTTTCAGCCTCTGCTTCAGTAGAGAAGCCGGCCTCATTCACGCGCTTCCAGTTGTGCTTCGAGGTGTCATCCCTGAACAGGCTGTACTGCTGCTCACTGGTCTGGTACTCGATTCCATCCTCCCTGGTCGCTGCCTCATCAGAGATAGATGCAAGCTTTGCCTTGCATGCGATCGTCGGGACCCAGCTGTGTACTCCTCCGGAGACATACTCAACGAGCCATCCAAGGCCGACGAAAGGCCTCTTCAGGCTGGTTCCGTAGTCTACCCATCCGTCATCTGCTGCATCCGAGGTCCCCTCGATGGTCTTCTTCGCTTCCGGAAGCGGATCATCACAGGTGAGCGTCACGGTTCCGCCGTTGAAGTCCCCGCCTTCCGTCTCGGCTTCCTCATTATCCGCATGCCACGGATTATCGTCGGAATACTCCGGTTCAAGGCTGACAGAAACGCCTCTCGCGAGTCTCATTCCTCCGGAGTAGCTGACAGTTTCTCCGGTTGCTTTGTAAAGTGCCACATACGGCTTAGAAAAGCCTACTCTTACTCTTCCTGCTGCACTCATTCTTCAATACCTCCTGTGCGTTGTTTGATTTCGTCATCACAAGTGTCTGACATAGCCTGCATACAGGCCTGTTTATTTGCCCTGACTGCCTTGTCCACAAAATGCGTAGCCTGCAGCCATGACGTTCCTGAGTTGATTGACCTTGCAATCAGCTGGTTCGGCTGACCGTTCGGGAACTTGTCCGTTTTGACGTTGTTGTATCCGTCGAAACCACATTTGACATTCCAGACGCTCCCGTCCTCCTTCATCGGAGTAATACCGAAACTCTCCTTCAGCCCCTTCTTCTGAGGATTCGTGATTCCGGTGAGAACCTCTCCGGGCTTTGCGAATCCCTTCGTCCTGGTTGGGATCGTGTCGATCGCCGATTCGATCGCGCTCTTCATGACAGCCATGCCGTCATATAAGGATCGCTTAATGATCTCATCCGCGTCATCGTAGAGCTGATTCAGCTGCTTCGAATACTCAGACAGTCCCCGTATCTGCATTTTTGCCATTTGACCATCTCCATTCGTAATGGATCAGCCCGGTGTCCGTCTCATACTGCACGGAATTCAGATTCCATTCGTAGGAATTGTTGTCCAGGTAATCCTGAATAGCATCCAGCACCGGATCGAATTCCTTCTTCGTGTAGTAGTTGAATGTACCCTCGATCGCCTGCTCTCCCTTATGGCCGTCCGCCTGGAAGGAATCTCCTTCCATGTCCTCCGCCCATATGCAGTATGGAGGCTTCGCAGACGGAGGATGCGTGTAATGATACGTCGCAGGACAAATCTCAGCTAATCCCTTGCCGATCCACTTCAGTTTATTCTGCAGAGACGTCATACAGATCCTCCTGTCTTACAAGCGTAAGGTCGATAGCATCTATGTCGATCTGGTCAGTCCCGAAGTCGATCCTGTACTGATGCCTCTTTCCGTCTTCCGGAGGATCGTCCCCTTCATCCAGGATGACATATTTCCCGGATGCGGACCTGGAATCGAAGTCCGGATGCCAGCATCTCACAACAGTAGTGATCTCACGGTTCGCTCCTGCTGCCGCATAGATTCTCTGGTATCCGACCGACAGATTGGAATAATCGAGCTGGCACAGCTCGACCAGCTTCTGCTCCGGCATCATTCCGGCTTCCTCGACGTTCTTCAGATCATAGACGGTAAGAACTCCGGCATCTCTCATCAGGACTCATCTCCGTTGTAATCGCTCGACAGCTCAAGGGAATACTTCAGGAACTCATATGCCTGCGCGAATTTGTTTGAAGAATCGTTGTATCCGACGAATGCTCTGCAGTACAGTTTCACTGCCTGCTGGATGATCGCGTCATCTGCATCGACCTTCTTGACGCCTCCGTTCTGGAGGTCTATCACGCATGCCTGGATCGTCTGAAGAAATTCGTTGTCATGGCTGCTCGATTTGTAATTGCAGAATTCTTTGACTTTCGGAAGAAGGGACTCAAGCTCCTCTTTTGTAAGGATGGTCATACGATCAGCCTCCCTGCTTCTCTATCTCTGCTATGATATCTGCCTTTCGCGTAGCTGTTACAGTGTAGCCTTTCCCAGCTGCGTACTCCTTCAGCTGAGCGATAGTAAGAGAGGAGAGGTCCGTCTCCGGCTCACTCTCCTCTTCAAACATCATTGGCTTGCTGTTGGCAGTAGACTCAGTTACGCCTTTGTAAAAGTTACCTTTACGAATGCGAGCGGATTTCTAAGGCCTGCATCGAACAGGCTGTAAGCGCCGATCGTGGTTGCGAAGGTCTTCGGATCCATGAAGTTGCTCATGGTCAGATCATCGAAGTTGTTCGCCAGGATCTCCAGCGGAACTCCGAAGTAAGCGACATCATCAGCGATGTTCTCGTCGTCCTTTACGGGTGCTCCGTAGACAGCGCCCTGAACGATCGGGTCCCCGGTCTGGTTCGGGATGAAAATCGGGCGCTTGTTGCCGTCCTGGATTCCGAAGAGGCCGTTCCAGATGGTGGCATTGTTCGCATAGACGACCTTTGCTCCTCCAGCCTTGATCAGAGCGAAGATCTTGCGGATGGTCGCGTCGTCATAGGTCTGAGCGGTAAGGACATTGCCTTCTGCGATGCCGACCTTGGTATCATCGAGCTGAGCCAGGACCCGCTTGTCCTTCGCGGTAGCGATTCTGGCTGCCATCTCAGTTACGACCCAGTTCTGGAAAGCGTCGATGCTCTGGA